CGCTGGGGCGTTCCGCGAATTGATGCAATGCCGAGTGGCCGTCGATGAGGTTTGGCATCCCGCCTATAGGTAAAGACGTTCGGGTCTGGGGGGAAGACTTACGGCGTTTCTTGGCACGGTTTTGGGACAATCTTAGCTTCAAAACCACTGCATCAACACCGACAGAAAATGGCGTTTTGTTGTGGGACAACGTAAACGGCTATCCAGTTATTTCAAAGAACAACGAATGGCGGCAGATTGTTTTGGGCGATGGCTATGCAATCTTCAACCAAGACGTCGACATCACAGCAGCTGCGGCTGACACAGCTTACAAAATCGCTTTTGACGATATTGTATCCGAAAGCATAACCCTAACTGGGTCGCCTTTGACGGAGATAACTTTTCTCGAAGGCGGTTTGTATGAAGTTGCCTTTACGGCGCAGATTAGCAGTTCATCTGCCAGTGATATAGCTTTTAGATTTTGGCCGCGTGTGAATGGAACAGATGTAGCTGGCAGCACAATCGTTTCAATCTTGCATAACAACGGCGCTACGACAGTGGTGTCGCGGGCGGCAATCTTTACTTTTGCAGCGAACGATGTGTTGAGCGCAATGTGGGCGGTAGACAGCACTAACGGGCGTTTAAAAGCACACGCCGCAACGGCCTATGCCCCATCTGCGCCGTCCGTCACGTTGGTCATTATGCGAGTGCAGGGATGACGCTATTTGAGCATTGCCGTAAATGGATCGAAGATGCTCTTGGGTATAGCGGCGGCACTCATGACTTTCAGGATGTTGTCGATGGCGTCTTGAGCGGGCGGATGCAATTGTGGCCCGCAGAAAGGGGGTGCGCTGTCACTGAGATTGTGATATACCCTAAGAAAAGTGTCCTGCACGTTTTTTTAGCTGGCGGTGAAATGGAAACGATCATCAACATGATTGACTCCGCCGTTGCTTGGGGAAAGACACAGGGCTGCACATCAATGACAATTGCTGGTCGGCGTGGTTGGGAACGAGTTCTTGCAAAGCACGGATACAGGCCAGTGATGACAGTGTTGGAAAGGGACTTCGAATGAGCGGTGGCGGCGGTAAAGGCGGATCGACAACATCAACTGTTAAAATTCCTGCTTGGCTTGAACAGGCGGCACAAAGCGGCATTCGACGCGCTGAAGATGTGGCATCGATTGGAAATGTCCCATATTACGGCCCCGATGTTGCGGCTATGACACCAATGCAGATGGCGGCGGGTCAGGGCATCAACACAGCAGCAGGGGCTTTTGGTCTTGGGACCAATGACCTGTCAATGGGTATGCCTGCACCACAGACGTTTGCTGGCGGTGTGCAGGGCTATAGCTCCGGCAACCTATACGATCAGTCTTTGCGCGAATTGCAAGTCCGCGCTCCGGGTCAATATAATGCAATCACTAGTATGTTCGTCAACCCGCGAACTGGTGCTGCGCCTGTTCAAGTGAGCGGTGGCGGTGGCGGCGGTAAAGGTGGATCGACAACATCAATGCCCAACTCGCCAGCGCCAGTGTCGTCCGGCGGTGGGGGTGGCGGCGGTGGAGGTGGCGGCGGTGGAGGTGCAAGCGGAACCCCTGCAACTGGCGGCTTTACCAGCATTCGGGATATGTATGATGGCGGCGGTCCTGGCCAAAGCGGAACAACCTTCTCTGGCGGTCCGCTTTCAGGCTTGGCTAATACGATTGGCATTCCTCCGGCATCAGCAGGATACCGCAACATTCGAGATAGATTTGACGGCGGCGGTCCGGGGCAGAGCGGTGCAACCTTCTCTGGTGGTTTGCTTTCCGGTCTATCAAACACAGTTGGTATTCCCCCCGCAAAACCCGTAGCCGCGCCAGCACCCAAGCCAGCCCCTGCGCCTGCGCCCACGAAAGCATCTGTGGCAAAGTTTACCAGCAGCAATGCAACCAGCGCTAAATCTACCCCAACCAAATCGTCACGGAGATAATCATGGCAGGCGGCGCAAACCCTCAAAACGTGCAGACGCCAAACTTCGGCGGGAACGTATTCCAACAATCCCAACAAGCGCTCACAGGTGCTTTGCAGGGAACGACTGCGGCTGGCATGGCTCAACCAATGAACGTGACCGCGCAAAATGTTGGAACACAGTTTGGCTATAATCCGCAAGCCGTTCAAGCAGGATCAGCGTTTGGCGGAATTAACAACTATATGAACCCGTATAACCAGCAAGTTATTGACGCTTCGATGGCTGATCTTGAACGTCAACGCTTGATGCAACAAAACCAGCTTGGCGCACAGGCAACGGCAGCAAATGCTTTTGGCGGGTCGCGTCAAGGCATCGCAGAAGCTGAAACCAACCGCGCATTTGCACAGCAGGGCGGTCAGTTGGCATCACAACTTCGCCAACAGGGTTTCCAAACTGCTCTCGGCGCATCACAACAAGACATTTCCAACCAACTCCAAGCGGCATTGGCCAATCAATCGGCACAAGCACAGGCTACTGAATTTGGGCAGCAAACTGGCTTTCAAGGACAGCAAGCAAACCAGCAAGCCGCAATGCAAGCCGCCTTGGCTAACCAATCTGCTCAGGCTCAAGCGGCGCAACGTGGTCTGTCGGCGGCAGGCCAGTTGGGCAACTTGTCTCAGCAGGGCTTCAACATGGGGCAGTCAATCAACCAACAGCAACAGCAGTTTGGCACAATGCAGCAGGCCATCAATCAGGCTTTGATTGATGCGGCCCGCAATCAATACGCTGGTTTCACGGGTGCGCCCGGTCAGTCGCTCAACGCTACATTGGCTGCCCTCGGCGGTGCAAATATGGGCCAGCAGACGCAGACTGATCGAAACCAGCCCGGTTTGTTTAACTATCTGTCCTTGGGTCTTGGAGCGCTTTCTGACATCCGCCTCAAAGAAAATATCAAACCAGTTGGAAATGCTCATGGCGTTCAATTCTATACTTGGGATTGGAACGAAGAAGGCAAGCGCATAGCTAATCCTAAGCAGCCGACATTCGGTGTGATTGCTAATGAAGTGGCAATCAGTCATCCGAAGCACGTTTCGCGCGGCACAGATGGTTATCTTCGCGTGAACTACACGGGTCTGATTAAGCAACTGAGAGCAAACTAATGGGTGTTATGGATTGGGCCAATGCTATCGCAAGCATCGAAAGCGCCGGAAGCGGTGACTATTCGGCGCTTGGCCCAATTACTGCCAAAGGCAATCGCGCCTATGGTCGCTATCAGGTCATGGATTTCAACATTGGCCCGTGGACTGAAAAGCATCTCGGTCGGCGGTTGACGCCAGAGGAGTTCTTGGCAAGCAAGGAAGCACAGGATGCGGTCTTTGCTGGTGAGTTTGGCGGCAATGTTGAGAAATACGGCAACCCGCAAGACGCTGCATCTGTTTGGTTCACGGGCAAGCCTGTAGCCACGGGCGGCAACCGCAAGGACATTCTTGGCACAACTGGCAATGTCTACGTTGATAAATTCAACAATGCGCTTGGTCAGATGGTTTCGCCAATGCCAGAGCAAACCACAAGTTTTGCTCCGCCAATGCAGACCGCAAGTTTTGCTCCGCCTATGCAGAACGCCTTTCAACAAGACCCGCTTGAAGGCATGGGGCTGCTATCGAGGTTTGCTGCAAGTCGCGGCATTTCACAGAATGCTGATGCTGCGCCTATCGCAAACCTGTTTAACATCTTAACGCAGAAGAAAGACCCGCGCCTTGCCGCAGCTGTAAAGGCTCAAGGCGGCTTGTTTGGATTTTTGGGGGGCTAAATGGCTATCACACTTGACGATCTGCGCCGTGCTGGGATTGGCACAAATGGCATGAACCCTAACGTGATCCAAGTCGCGGATATGTCCATTCGTGGGCTACCTCAGAATGCGCCGCAGCCGATGCCGCAGCAAATGCCACAACAGCAGCCTCGCCGTGGGCTTCTAGGTGGGTTGTTCGGCCCAGAAGGTCGTGATGCCCGCGCCCGCCTTGCCATCGGCCTTGAGGGGCTGACGATGAACCCAAATCAAGCGCTGATCGGGCAGCTTCAAGGTGGCATTGAAGAGCGCAAAGTGGAAGCCGAGCGCAACCGCACCTTGGAGTGGTTGTCAAAACTTAACACGCCAGAAGCAGCACGGGCTTTGCAATACGCACAAGCTACTGGAGACATTGTTGGCGCGGCTAAGATCGCAATTGCATCCCCCGAAGCTAATCGTGGTGTGGTGGTTGGGGGGAATGTTGTTGATGCAGTTACTGGTGATATTATTTACAAAGGCCCAGATGAGGCGGTTGATGCAAATATTCCAGCAGCGTTTGTTGCAATGGATTTGCAAGCCCGTGCTGCTGGATTTGTCCCTAAAGCAGAGGGTGGTGACGGAAGCTACGAAGAATTCATGGCTACTCGTGGCGCTGGATTTGCGGCAGAGGCGACCGCCATCGGCACAACGCGGGGCGAGGCAATCGCTGGCGCTCCTCAAGAGGTTTCGCAAGCAGATACTACGCTGGGGTATATCAATGAATTAAGAACTCACCCCGGTCTGGAAGTCGGAACTGGCGGATCATCGGTTGGGAATATTGTTATCGGAACACCGGGGTATGACTTCCAAAGCCGACTAAATCAACTGTCGGCAGGCGGCTTCTTGACGGCAATTGATCAGCTTCGCGGCATGGGTTCATTGTCTAACGCAGAAGGACAAACTGCCACTCGTGCAATTGGCCGGATGGACTCAGCGACAAGCACACCAGAATTCCTTGCTGCTTTGGACGATTATGAAAACATCGTCAAACTTGGTCGTGAGCGGGCTGCTGCTCGTATTGTGCCGCCAGCTGGTTCGGGAACTACCGTTCAGCCAACTTTAACTTACAACCCAGCAACTGGAGCATTTGAATGATTGGCGTCAAACTTTCAGACGGTCGCGTTCTTCAGTTTCCTGATGGCACAGATCAAGCAACGATGAAGAAAGCCATCGACGGCTTGATAATGCGTGAACGCGCTGATGCTGCGAAGGCTGGCACATTGCAGTTGCAACCCGGATCGGCAGAACGTGCTGCGAAAATGAATGAATTGGCAATGGCAGCGTTGCAAGTTTCTCCTGTGCCTCCGCCACAAGAAAAAACTTTGCCGCAACGTGCTTTGGAACTTGGCACTGGTCTTGGGGCAGCAACCGTCCGTGGCGCATCCCAGTTGATTGGTTTGCCCGGAACGGTTGATGATTTGGTAAATGCTGGACTCAAAAAGATTGGGTTAATACCAGAAAATGTTCCACCAAGCAGAATATCTGGTCAGGTCATTCAATCAGCGCTCAATGATCTTACTGGCGGATATACAAACTACCGCGCTCCGGGTTTTCTGGGTGGTGTTGCCAGCACAACTGGCGAACTATTGGGCGGCGGCGCTGGCGGAAAAGTTTCGGCGCTTGGGGGCCTTCTTTCCGAAGGGCTTGGCTATGCAACTGAAGGATCGTTTCTTGAACCAGCAGCGCGGTTAGCTGGTGTTGTTGCCCCTGCATTTTTGACAGGGAAGCCCGGTGCTTTCATTGCCGATGATGAAACTGCCCGCATGGCGAATGTTTTGCGCGAAGCTGGCGTTGATGTCTCAACGGGTCAAGGTCTTCAATCGCAAGCGTTGATGGGGTTGGAAGGCCGTCTGCAAGCAACGGATGATCAACTTAAAGCGTTCACCGCATCAACAATGCAGCAACTTGGAAGCACCGCAAAAGTTGCAACGCCTGAAAATCTTGCAGCAACTCAGAAATTCATTGTGAAACAAATGGATGACGCCGTTGCTGGCATCAATGTAATCCCGTCAACAGGTAACGCATCTGCTGCTTTGAAAATCGCAACAGACTATATTGAGCGTGTGCCAGCAGGGCAGTTGACGCCAAGAGTTCGCGGAATTGCTAACGAAATTAAAGCATTTGAGAAAAGCGGAAAAGAGATTTCATTGGACCGATTGAAGCAATGGAGGTCTGATATTGGGGGTCTAACAGTTTCTTCTGATGCAGCAACACGCACCGCAGCGCATGATCTACGCACATTGCTAGATGGCATGACAGATGAAGCATTGACCGCTGCTGGTCGTGCAGATGACATTTTTGCACTTGCGAAAGCGCGTGAAGCATATCGGAACTTCATCGGGGTTCGGGATGCTGCAAGCAGGGCAACGGCAGAACGCGGCATCTTGTCCCCAACTCAACTTAACCAATCTATGATCCGAGCGCAGGGCCGTGAGGCTTATGCTACTGGCAGAACAACCCCAATGACGGACTTTACCAGATCGGCGGCGGCAATACTTCGTTCCGCACCAGCGACATCGCCCGGCGGTGTTCGCAGAATTAGCGAAGCGTTACCAATTGCACTGGCAACATTGGCTGGCGGGGCTGGCTACCAAGCTGGCTTAGGACCAGTTGCTGCTGGTCTTGCGGCTGCGGCTGGTGCTGTTGCCCCTGCTGCTTCACAAATTGCAATGCGTTTTGCGCCTTTGCAATCGCTCGTGCGTAATCCAGTTCGTGCAATTGCTGAAACGGCCCGCGTTACACCGGGATTGCTTTCCCAAGATCGGAGATAAGAATGCAGCCCAAACGCCTTACGGATGACGAAATCCAGAACACCATCACCAATGCTGTGCGTGAAGCTGTTGATTTTGTGGAAAGCGAAATTGCGCCGGATCGCATCCGCGCCCAGAAATACTTCGATGGCAGATCGGCGGTTGATTTCGAAGAGGGTCGGTCAAAGGTTGTTGCTACAAAGGTCCGCGATACAATCCGAGCAATCAAGCCAGCCCTGATGAGGGTGTTCTTGCAGTCTGACAAGCCCGTGGAGTTTATCCCTAACTCTCCGCAATCTGTCATGGGTGCAGACCAAGCAACCAAGTATGCCAAGTTTGTTTTCGAACGGAACAATGGCTTCCGTGTCTTGTCAGATGTGTTCCATGATGCGCTGATCAAGAAGGTTGGCGTTGCAAAGGTTTACTATGACGAAGTGCCACACGTTGAGATTGACGAATACAGTGATCTGACGCCTGAGCAACTTGCGTTCATTGAAAGCGATCCAGAAGTCGAAATCATTGAGCAAGAGGAAGAAATCATTGGCGAAGCTGTAATTGATGAGATGGGCGTGGAAATCCAACCGCGCATGGCAAGCTATGAACTGCGCGTTGCCCGCACATCCGTCAAGGGCCAGATCAAAATCCAAAGCGTTGCGCCGGAAGACTTCTTTGTCGACCGCATGGCTGTGAGAATCGACGATTGCTATGTCTGCGGTCACACCAGCGAAGCGCGTGTTGGCGATCTAGTAGCAATGGGCTTTGACTTTGACACTGTTTATGACCTTGCCGGATCGTCAGATGGCACGGTTGATGACGAAGAAGAAATGGCTCGTCGCGGCTGGGGTGACAACGACGATAACGAGAATGCCGCTGATCCGTCGATGCGTAAGGTCCAAATGACCGAAGCATATATGCGGATGGACATCGAAGGCACAGGCGTCCCGCGTATGTATAAATTCATCTGCGCTGGCAACGACTACGAAATCCTTGACTATGAACTGTGCGACTATGTGCCGTTTGCCATCTTTGAGGTTGACCCAGAACCGCACACGTTCTTTGGGCGCTCCTTGGCTGAGATTGTGATTGAAGACCAAGACGCATCGACATCTCTTCTGCGCGGCCTGCTTGACGGCCTAGCAATGGCAAACAACCCCCGCGTCATGGCTGTGACCAATATGGTCAACATGGACGATCTTCTAAATAACGAGATCGGCGGGATTGTCCGCGTTAAAGACATCAACGCGCTGCGTGAGTTTGCGATTGGGAACGCTGCAACGGCTGCTTTGCCAGCAATCCAGTTCTACGACGAGGCTATTCGTGCCAAGACAGGCGTCACAGGGGCCGCTATGGGCATGGATGCTAACGCCTTGCAGTCGCAGACAGCCGCAGGCGTGAATGCTGCTGTGCAGGCCGCTTCCGCAGTCTCTGAGCTTATCGCCCGCAACTTGGCAGAAGGCGGGATGCGCCAGATGTTCCGCCTGATTGCACAGATCGCCCGCGCCAATCCTAATTTAGACGAGATGATGCGCCTTGATGGGCAGTTTGTGCCTGTTGACCCGCGTTCATGGACCAGTGACTTGGACTTGGTGACAAATGTTGGTCTAGGGAACAATCACCGGGATGATCGCATTGCGGCGCTGCAAATGACCATGCAGACGCAGATGCAAGTTTGGCAGACCTATGGTCCTAGCAACGGCATTGTGACCATGACGGGCATTCGCAACACGTTGGCGGATATTCTGGGCATGGCTGGCATCCACAACGCTGATCGCTACTACAACCAAATGAACCCGCAGATCGAACAGCAACTGATGATGCAGGCCGCACAGGCGGCACAAGGCCAGCAACCGCAACAACCATCTGACCCGAACATGGCCTTCTTGCAATCTGAGCAGATGAAAACGGCCACCCGCGCACAGGTTGACATGGCGAAGGTGCAGCTAGACGCAGAGAAAATGCGGATGGATGATGACCGCGAGCGCGACCGCATGGCCCAAGACCTTGCAATCAGGGCTGGGGAACTGTTAGCAAAGACGGGCGTTCAGTTAGATTTGAACGCAATTAAGCGTGAACAGCAAATGCCGAGGATGCAATTTGTCCCTAATCAAACAACGGGCTTCTGAGGCGAAAACCCTTCTAGCCGATCACGTTTTCAAAGCCGTGATCGGTGAAATCCGCGATGATGCGGTGGGGGTGTTTTTAGACGCGACTTGTGATATAACGAGAATAACGGCGGCTCACGCAAGTGTTCGCGCCGTCCAAGTAATTCTTGACGCCCTCCAAGCGAGATTAGACGCCGAGGCTGTCGAGGCAAAACAGGATCGGGACCGTGCAAACGACTGACACAATTGAAGCGGCTGTTGATAGCCTGCTTGCCCCTGCGAAGGATGAACCCAAAGCCGAAGTGGCGGTAGAGGATGAACCAGAGGAGCAACTTGAAGCGGATGATGATAACCAAGACGCCGCTGAATATTCCGAAGATGATGGTGAAGAACCTGATTTAACGGATGACGAGGATGAGGATTACGAAGAAACTGACGTTCCAAAGACGCCTAGCCTTTACGCTGTCAAAGTTGATGGCGAAGAAAAGCAGGTCACCCTAGAGGAACTAAAGCGGGATTATTCGGGACAAGCCTACATCCAGAAGGGAATGCAAGAAGCCGCTGTTGCCCGCAAGGAAGCAGAAAGCATCTTCCAAACCCTTCAGACCGAACGACAGCAATTCCTCGCCACGTTGGAGAATATCCAGCAGCAGGGAGTTATGAGAGCGCCCCAAGCTCCAGATATTCGATTGATGGACACTGATCCCATCGGGTATATGCAGCAAAAGGCACATTACGACAACAACGTGCAAGACTATCAATCGCAACAGCGGCAGCTTTACGATCAAGCCCAGCGCCACAACGCGCTTCAGGAGCAAGCCCGTAAAGAGGAATTGCAACAGCAAACCCGCCGTCTGATTGAGGCTATTCCAGAGTTTGGCGATCCTGAAAAGGCTCCCGTTCTCCAGAATAAACTTTTGCAGTTCGCGTCAAAGTATGGGCTTTCGGCTGAAGAAGTGGCAAGCACCGTCGATGCTCGCCTAGTGCAAGTCTTGTATGACGCTTACAAATACAATCGGCTTTCAGCGGTAAAGGATAAGGCTAAGAAGCCAGAACCCCCGCGCAACGTAAAGCCAATGGCTCGTAAGCCTGCACCTGAAAAAATCGTTCGTGATCGGCAGATGAAGGTAGCTAAGAGGTCGGGGAAGCCAGAGGCTTTCATTGATCTTCTTTTCCGTTAACCCGCACAAGGACTTACAATCATGGCACAGCCAACAAACACTCTCGACTCGTATGACGTAAAAGGCATCCGGGAAGACCTTTCCGATGTGATCTATGACATCTCGCCGGAAGAAACTCCGTTCTACACTGCTTGCGCTAAGGCTAAAGCAGCGAATACTTTCCACGAATGGCAGACCGATGCTCTGCGCTCTTCGGCTGAAAACGCACACATTGAAGGCGATGATACTGTCGCTGAAAGCCGTGGCGTCACCAGCCGCTTGGGAAATTATACGCAAATCTTCAAAAATGCGGTGGTTATCCCCGGCACTGATCAAGGTCTGAACAAAGCTGGTCGCGCCCGCGAAATGGCTTATCAGGTTCTGAAGATTGCCAAGGAGCAAAAGCTGGACATCGAAAAGGCAATGTTCGCCAATCAGGCGCGTGTTGCTGGCTCGTCTTCTGCCGCTCGTAAATTGGCTGGCGTTCCGGCATGGTTGAACACCAACACCAACTTCCAATCGGGTTCCAGCGGTGCTGATCCCACTGGTGACGGCACGAACGCCCGCACGGATGACGGCACTCCCACTGCATTCTCGCAAACCAAGTTCGACAGCGTGATGCAGGCGATCTGGGTTTCCGGCGGCAAGCCTGATTCGGTTTATCTGTCGGCTTTCCAGATGAACCTTGCTTTGGGCTTCACTGGTAACAACAACCAGCGTTCGAACATTGTGGCCGAAGATGAAAAGGTCATCAAGCATATGTCCGTCTACGTTACGCCGTGGGGGACTGTTGAGTTCAAACCGACCCGCGAAAACCGTGGTCGTGATGTGTTCATCATGCAGGATGATATGTGGGCTGTTGGCGTTCTGCGCGCAACTCGCAACGAAGAGCTTGCCAAAACGGGCGACAACGAAAAGCGTCAGGTTCTCACCGAACTGACCTTGGTTTCCCGCAACGAAAAGGCCAATGGCGGTATCTTCGACAACACCGTTTCGTGATCGTGATGGGGCGGGCTTTGGCTCGCCCCTTTCTTCAACATCTGGCTGAAGGGAAATCTCATGCCGTCAAACTATTTTGAGAACTACGGCATCGTCACTGTCACCGCTGCGACTGTTACGATCACCGATGAAGCACACGTTGGCCAGCGCGTCATTATGAGCCGCGCTGCTGGCATTACGGCTACGCTGCCGGAAGCCACTGGCTCTGGCAATCGCTACGAGTTCATCGGCTCTGTCGATGCTTCTGGTAGCCAAATCATCAAGGTTGCTGATGCAACTGACATTATGATGGGTGTGGCTTACTTGGGCAACGACAGTGCAGGCGCTTCGTGCTTCTACACTGCTGATGCGTCCGACACTATCACGCTTGATGGCTCGACCAAGGGCGGTCTAAAGGGCTGGCGCGTTGTTCTTGATGACATCGCAGCTGATACTTGGGCTGTCATTGTCATGTCGGAAGCATCTGGAACGGAAGCTACCCCGTTCTCTGCTACCGTTTCGTAATAAAGAGGGGGGCGGGTTTAGGCTCGCCCCTTCTTACAAATGAAAGAATATATTGTAACGTGTGAAGGGATATTCCGTGGTGGTGTTCGCTATCGACGCGGGCAAATATTGCGGATGCCAGTTAGTGTCGCTGAGACGATGCGCCTAGCCTATCCAAATCTGACGTTTGAGGACGCCCATGACGAAAATAGCGGAAAAGATGTTCACGGACGAGGGGAAGATAATCGTGCAGCAGACGCACGACTTCAACCCGGTGCTGGAGAAGGCGAAGGCGTTAAAAAGCGCAGGGGCAGGCCACTTGGGCGAAAGCAAGTTAGTGGGGCTGATCCCAATGAAAATGTGGGCTGAGTGGGCCAAAAAGTGGGGCGTCAATGCCAATGACACGGCGGCGATGCGTGACGTTGTAGCCCGTGAGATGAACAACAGCGATAATGCTCACTTGCGTGTTTGGGAAGGGCGTTATTGATGCAGCAAGAGATGGACATCATGGAACTAGCGAAGCTCCTACTGCAATTTGCGGTGATCCCAATTGTTGCGTTCGTTTGGATGCATTACAAAATGACCCAGAACCATGAGACAGAAATTGCGGTCATGAAGTCGGAATACAATCTGACCAAAGAAGGCCATGACAGAGAACTGAAAGAGATCAAAACGGGGTTTTCTGAAGTGCTAAAAAAGTTGGATGAAATCCAAAAGGAGATGCGTAAGTGAGCGTCAACCAAGCAACGCTGGATTTGATCAAGCGGTTCGAAGGCTGCAAGTTGACGGCCTACAAAGACATCGTGGGCATCTGGACAATCGGCTACGGCACAACGGCAATGGCTGGCCTTGGCATTACACCCGCCAAGGGCATGACGATCACGCAAGAACGTGCTGAGGACTTGCTGCGGCAGGGCGTTGAGAAATTCGCGGACACGGTTGACGCGATGATCACGACCAAGGTCAACCAAAATGAGCGCGGTGCGTGTGTGTGTTTAGCCTACAACATCGGCCCCAATGCCTTTGCCAAGTCCACTGTCTTGCGTGAACTAAACGCTGGCAACAAGGATCGTGCCGCTGCCGCATTCAAGATGTGGAACAAGGCTGGCGGCGAAATTGTGCAGGGGCTAGTCAATCGTCGCAATGCAGAAGTAACACTATTTTTGACGCCTGTGACCGCAGATATGCACACGGTTGAAAACGAGAATGACAAAGCAAACTCTACGCTTGCTGCAATCTTCAACGCCATTTTGGCAATTTTTCAGGGAATAAAAAAATGACGGCAACTGAAATCGGCGGCATCGCCCGCGCACTTGCATCGGCTCTCGGCGGCTATCTGGTCGGCAAGGGTCTGATTGACAGCGAAACGGCCACCACAGTCGGTGGGGCTGCTGCTACGATCATCGTTGCGGTTTGGTCAGTGATCGCCAAGCGCAAAGCATGAGCGCCTTCCTTGCCTCTCTCCTGAAGCCTGTGCTGGTTCTTCTAGCGGCTTGGTTTGGCGGCAAGAAGGCTGGCAGAGACGCAGCCAAGATTGAGGAGTTGCAAGCCTATGCCGAAACTTCCAAACGGATCGACAATGTTGGTCCTACTGATGCCGCTGCTGCTGCTGATTTCTTGCGCGACCGCGCCAAGCACTAACGCAATCTGCGATGGCACGATCCAAAGCAGGACGAACCATGCGGCGTCACTGGCGGCGGATGGTGGGCCGCTTTCGCTGGTCACGGGCGCGTTACTGATCCAACAGATCGACGCTGGGTGTGGGCAATGACACCCCGGCAGCGCGAAATCTACGACATGGTAAAGAAACTTGGCGGCAAGCGGGCAGCGGCTAGGGCATTGAACCTTGACCCAAAGACAGTTCGCCGCGCCTATACTGTCGCAGAAGCATGGATAAACGCTGACGATGGAATCAAGGCTGCTTTAGAAACAACTGGCCTGTCTATGGAAAGCGGCAGGCACGGCTGGCGGCGGGTCCAGAACAAAGAAACGGGATCGTGGGATTCGGTTTTCTGGAAAGCTGATGCAGCGCAAGACGATCTAACATCATGGGCTGATCTATTCCGCGAAGCGCTTGGGTCTGTGCCAGAACCATTGCCAGCGCTTGTGCCGGACAATGTTTCGCATGACCTATTGCCGCGTTATATCGTCGCTGACATCCACTTTGGGATGAGGGCATGGGAGGATGAGACGGGTGCGGAGTATAACATTGCAATCGCCGCACAGCGCTTGGCCGAAGCATCAGCCACGCTGATCAATGCCGCACCCTATACCGACCAGGCGGTCATACTAAATTTGGGTGATACGTTGCACCAAAATGATGGATCCGCGCAAACCCCCACCTCTAAGCACATCCTCGACGTTGACGGCAGATTCGCGCAGGCGGCGATGGCTGCAGTCAGATCGCACGTTGCGTTGATTGAGGCGGCTAAGGCAAAGCACAAGCATATTGAAATTGTTGTGTTGGCTGGCAATCACGACCCTGACTTTACGCCTATGTTAGCAATCGCATTGATCATGCGCTACGAAGAAGACGAGCGCGTTACTGTGCATTGGAACCCAGCTAAAATGTGGGTCATGGAATTCGGCCGCAATATGCTGACGGCGCATCACGGCGACAAGACCAAGCCTGAACGATTGGTGATGCAAGTGGCTGATGTTCATGCGTCGATCTGGGGCAGGACACACTGGCGCTATATGGACACGGGCCACATACACCAAGACAGCGCCAAAGATATTGGTGGGATGTTCTGGGAAAGCCATCGGGCAATCACAACGCGGGACGCAGCCGCTGCTGGCTTTGGCTATACGGGGCGCAGCACAATGAAGTGCATAACAGTGCATTGTGAACGCGGTGAGGTTATGAGGCACACAGCGGCGATAGGGTAATGCAAAAGTAATGCGTGGTCTTGGCTGGGAAGATTAGCAACCTTACCACGCTGCGGGTGTTTTAAAGCCACCGCCCGCTGGGCCTATTTACATATTACAAAGCCACTGATCCACCAACGGCAAATATTTGTGGTCTTCGCCATACTTTTCAACCCACGATTCTTTGCCGTTGTGGATTGCGTCTGCGCCTTCTTGGTGGTGCGCTTTGCAAAGTGGTATCACATCCATGTCACTGGCCTTAGCTGACCCGTAGCGCTCGCAGATCACATGATGGGCATCGCTTGGCCCATGCCTCAAGCAGATGACGCAGGGCAGTTGTTTGACGCGGGCAAGATGCGCCCGCGCCTTGGCTGTGCCTCGCTCGGCCTTGGGTTTCTTCTGACCCAGTGGGCCTTTATTTCCTAAGTCAGCCATCTTTCCCACTTCAAGCATTGCACATTGTTTTTCTGCGCCATTTCGTAGAGGTGGGCAACCTTTGCTTTAGACTTTTTGGCGCGTTGTATGGCCGCTTCGATACGGTCTTTTTCTTCATACAACGGCGGCAGTTTGGAATATGCGGCGGTTTTCATAAACGGCTTAAGTATCCAGTGCATATCACATCCCCAGCGCTGAGCGATACATGGTCTCGATTGCTTCTTCTTCAGCCAGATCATCGGCGCGTTTCTTCCGCAGTGCCACGACCTTGCGCAGAACCTTTACGTCAAAGCCTGATGATTTTGCCTCGGCATAGATCGCTTTGCGCACCTCAGTTTCGTCTGCAATGGTGGCATTCTGCGCCTCGATGCGTTCCACGATCTGAAGCAGTTCTTGGTTGATGTCTTGCATGTCAGTTCCTCGGTTTGATTGTTGGTAAGACTTTGAGAACGGCTTTGCCTTGGTCTGTTAGTCGCCAGTGATTCCCCACGCTTTGAATCGTAAACCACGGGCCATCATCTGGGGGGTCCACACGTTCCGCCCATCCAACCAGTTCGAGGCTGTAAAGAGCAGCGCCATGAACCCCGCTGTGGATTGATGTAAAAACTTCTTGACCGTATTGCTCGATGTCTTTAAGCGCTTGCCACCTTGTGGCGTTTAGTCTGGGTTTCATTGGAACTCCTGTTCATATTTCAGTGCTTCTGGATCAGTTAATCGCACACCTTGCGCCGTCCAGTTTCGCTGCATTTCATCCATAAACGCAGTCATTTGTTTTGCCGTCATTAGTCTTGTGACTGGCAGATCAAAGGCCTTAATCGCATCAAGTTTATCTTCATAAGGCAGGTCTTTGATCACTCGATCATAAGAAAGTCGAAATGCCTCATTTTCCGCTCGCAAAATAGGAACGCCGAATCGAAGTTTGCAATCCGCTCGAACATCCTCATGGGTTTGATCCCCAAGTTGTGTCGCAATGTCAGTAAACCACCGCTGTGCCAGTCTGTTCTGTGCAGTTGATCTCGGCGCACCTTGTGTCCACGTTACGGTTATTGGCAGTTTGCGCCCGCGCAACAGGTTTGCAAGCGCTTCAACATGGATTGGATCTCTGATGATCTTGGTTGGCATCAGCCTGCGCCCTGATTGGTCCAATATGAAACCATCACTTCGCTGACCTCATCGCGTGGGATGTCGAGTTCCTCCGCCACCTTGTCCATCGTCAACGATGCTACGGCGTGCCATATGCCACCCGCTTCTTCTTCAAGGCGGTAAAAGGTTTCAACGATTAGCTTCCGATCAAGCATTGAACTTCTCCCGCAGCTGCTGAAGTTTCATGTCCAGATCGCCCAAGAACTTAATCACCTCGGCCTTGATGTCTGTCTGCGTGGCGTGATCTGCGTGGACCCGCTGCATCCAGAAATTCATATCTCCGGGCATACGGGGATCAAAGCTGACGAAATCGCACCATTCCCGCCCGCAGCACATCATCTGCACCTGCATCTGGATCATGTATTGAGATGGAACCTTGCCATCCAGCAGCGTCTCAATGTGGGTGGCAGAGTTTGGGCATTTGATTTCGATCAGCCCATCCGATCCTACCAACCCATCAGGTGATGCACCGAAGCCCGCGATGGTCGGGTGCGGAACAAAGCCTGTCTCAACCACTGTTTCACCTGTCATCAGTTCATAGGCCATGCGGGCTTGCGGTTCGGTATCTGTGCCATGCTGCATGGCGGCGCTGGTGAAGCCTTTCACAGAGGTCTGCGTAAGCCGCTCGGTAATAAGCTGGGCCATGTAGTTAGCCCGGCTGGCCGCATAGCCAGACTTGGTTTTTGCCATCACATCGGCGGTGCGGGATGCAGTAACTTTGCCAAGTCTAGCACTGTGCCATGCTTCTGTGCGTTGCTCATGCATTTCCATTTGCCACCCCCAACGCTGCTTTTTTTGTAAGCATGGCGATTGCGTCAATCGCTTGCTTTTCGGTCATGTCTTCAAGCTGCTTAACTTTCCAGTAAGCGCAGAACTTTGCCTTATCTGTGTTTGTGTCAAACATCAGGTCGCTCATGTCCACATATTGATCTTTGCTGATCAGCTTGCTCGGCTCGACCTTGGGCGCGGCTTTCGCAGCGGCGTTGCCATCTTCGTCTTCTGGCGCGATGCCTGTGAGGCTCTCTAAGCCGATCCGCTTTGCATAGGTCGTGGCGCTTTTCATTCCCTGCATATCGTTTTTATTTACGATGAGCGGCACGTCACACGAGACGCTGGTTTCGCTGGCGCCATGAACCAGCATCGTGCGCATCACAGCACCCTGTTCATCCCGCACCATCATATGGAACATTGCGATGCCTTGCTCGGTCAGCGCAGGGATGGCGACAGAAACCACATCGGCCAGATCCGCATACTTGGATTTAAACGCGGGGTTGGTTGCGCCTTTCACAACTTTGCCCATGCCAGCCTGTGCCGCGCACAAAGCCATGTAGATGTTTTTGTGTTCGGTCATATCAGAACCCCAATCCATAGCCCAAGAAGAACAGGCCATAGGCCATTGCAAAGAGCATCACAGCCCCAACTGCATCTTTGATCCATTCGCGCATTAGTAAAACTCCACTTCGTTCCAGAGTGACAGGATGGCGTCCTGCAGCGCTTTAGGCAATTCTTTGATGTCGAACGGCGTGTCCAGAATGAACAGCTGGTCAACCTCAATCGTGTTCATGTCCACTTCTTCCCATGTCGGCGAACCCGGCACACCGAAGTCTGTGCGAACGCTTTCTGCGACAAAGCGCACCTTGATTTCTTCACCCTTGTAGTATGCTTGCATGGTCTTTTCTCCCATTCTTGCGTTGTTCGTCTAACATCGGTCTAACGATCTTGCTTGCGCTTGTAAACAACTATTTGCATCAGGCGCAAGATTGTGCAAGATGGCCGCATGGAAAACACATCACGCATCGCTCTGGCCCAGCACATCAAGGCCGAAAAAATGAAGAAGAAAGATTTTGCTGCCATGCTCGGTGTCAGCGCATCGCAGTTGTCGCGCTGGTTGTCTGGCTCGGTCGTGCCTGATCGCCTGTCGCGGAAATTTGTGGAGTTTGCCACCAACCGGGCTGTTTCGTCGGATGGCTGGCAATGAAGATACAACCCAGCTTCGCCCGCAAGACAACTAGCAAGTATGGCGCCAAGAAAACGATGGTTGGCGATGTCCAGTTTGCGAGCAAAAAGGAAGCCCAGCGCTACATGGAGTTGCAGCTTTTGGAACGCGCCGGGGAAATCACTAACCTGCGCCGGCAAGTCAAGTTTGAACTGATGGGCCAGCATCGCCCGCTATACACCCGCACGGGCCGCAAGATGAAATATACGGCAGACTTCGCCTATGTTGAAGACGGCGTTGAGGTGATCGAGGAGTGTAAAGGCCACTGGACCCGTGACTTTGAGGTGCGCTATGCGGTTGCCATTGCGATGGGATTAAATCTGCGCGTGACATAGAAAACGCTTTATCTGATGTTGCATCAGGTATAGAAAAGAAGTGGGCAGGGAACGCGGAAACGTTCAACCTGCCCTAAGTAAGCCGCAGCGGGGGAGAAATCCGCTGAGATCGGCAAGCACATGATCCGGATGTGCTGATCGCAGTTCTACACTGCGTGAGGCAACTCCACAACACCAAGGAGTGCCAAGATGCACAGTTTCGATCCAGACATAGCGCAGCGCGTGGGCGTCCATGCCGCTGTGATCTACCAGAACATTTTCTGGTGGACCCAGAAGAACGCTGCGAACGGGAAGCATATCAAAGATGGGTATGTTTGGACGTTCAACAGCAGAACCGCATTTGCCAAGCTTTTCCCATATCTCACAGTCAGCCAGATCAAGACGGCGCTATTGAAGCTTTGTGAGAGCGGGTTGATCGTAAAGGGCGAACACAACGCATCAAGTTATGATCGAACAAACTGGTATGCGCCGACTGAAAGCGCAAAATGGATCAACCTTGCCATTGGTCAAGAATCGCCAATGCGCTGGTCAGAAAAGGCCAATGCGCTGGTCACTGAGGGCCAACCTATACCAGATATAAACACAGATCATAAACCAGTTGGTAAACAAGATAAGGCGGGCAAGCCGCCCGTGATTAATGAAGCCTCAGAGATTTTTGATTGTTTGGCAATGTGGGCTTCAGAAGCTGCGGTCAACAGTTTCATCGAGTATCGCAAGAAATCCAAGAGCAAGGGCTTGACCCTAACCGCAGCCAAGAGGCTTGCATCCACCTTACAGGAGATTTTCAATGCAGGAGAAAACCCCGATGACGCACTTGGTCTCGCAGAAGAACGCGGATGGCAAACAGTCAAGGCAGATTGGTATTTCCAATCTCAGCGAACCACTGAGCGAGGAAATGCTAGACAAGGGTCTGGCATGGCTGCGGCGTTTGCCAGCGTTGCAGCCGACATCGTTGCCAGAGAAAGAAGACGTGCTGAGAATCCAGAAGACCTTAATGACGCCAACGGATGGGGTGTGGATGGTTGCTAGAGTTGCCGCCCTTCTCAGCCCTTACTATGAAAAAGACATCCCACAGGCCGTGCGAAAGATGGAGGCCGAAGATTGGGAGCAGGCTCTAAGCGGCTTTCCTCAATGGGCAATTGAACGCGCCGTGCGCTGGTGGAAGTCAGATGCCAACACAGACCGCCGGAAACGCCCGCTAGAGGGTGACATCGTGGCTCGGTGTAGGGTTGAGATGGACGGCGTTGCATCGGCGTCTAAGGTGCTGGAGATGAAGCAGCGCGGCGCAGAGCATAAGCCAGAACCGCGTGAACGCCTGACAGCAGACCGGGCTGCGGAAATCATGCGGGATGTTGGGTTTGGCGTGAAGCGGATGGAATGAAAATAATTGCGCTAAGTGCAATAAAGATGTTTACAGCGTTTGTGGATGTTGTAAGGTGTCTACAAGAACACCGCAACAGAGAGGGAAGAACGAAATGGCTTATGTGATGAATGACGGAGGCAAGGCGGCAACTGGCCGCAAGGGCAAATCAGGCGATTGCGCGGTTCGCGCTGTGGCGATTGCCACTGGCACTGATTATGAAACTGCTTACCGCATGATGGCGGAAGAAGCCGCAAGTTTCGGATATAAAAAATCCGCCCGTGACGGCATCCACATGGATGTCATTACTTCTGTTTTGAAGAAGTTTGGCTGGGCATGGGTTGCCGCTCCTAAGATTTCTGGCCGCAAGGCTCGGTGCGCTGATCTAGCCGAAAAAGGCACAGTGATTGCACGGCAAGCAAAACACTTTGTGGCGGTGATTGATGGAACGCCGCATGACATTTTTGATTGCTCTGACCGGATGGTTTACGGGTGCTGGGCAAAGGCATGATCGTTTGGTTGCCAGCCTTGCGGGGCTGGATTCCAATGGATCAGATGCAAGGAGCAAAAAAATGATCAACATGACAATCGCCGGGAACGTAGGCAAAGACGCCCAGTTACGAACCACGCAGGGCGGTGACCCTGTGCTGGGTTTCTCAATCGCCATCGACAACGGCAAAGACAAGAACGGCCAGAAGCGCGACAGCACTTGGGTGCAGTGCAGCATTTGGGGAAAGCGGGCTGACAGCCTAAGCAGCCACATCGTCAAAGGCACGAAACTTGTGGTGTCTGGTCGCCCCGGCGTGGATGTTTACGAAGGCAAGGGCCGCCTGACGCTTTCGGTGCAAGACCTGACGTTTATGGGCGGCACGAAGGAACGCAGCGAACAAGAGCCGCAGCAAAATAGCCGCGATGATCTTGAGGACTCGATCCCATTTTGAGCGAGCGCATGGAATACAACATTGTCAAAGACCAGCGTGGTGTCCTGCACACCATGCTGGACTCAATGAAGCGCGGCGACGAGGTGGTATATCACATCGGTGAATACGCTGGCGGCAAGCACAAGGCCGATGCGTTGGAACTCTACAACCAAGGCAAGTGCATT